TAATTACTATTTAGTTGAGGTTGCTTTTCTGAAGTCAACGAATTTTTTAACTGGTTGCCCAGGTGTCATTGACTGAATAGCAGTTCTGATAGTGTCTTGTCCGACCTTCCAGTCGTTACCGTCTGGACTATCATCAGAAGATGGATGCTTCTCAACAACCTCAGTAAGTGAGGTCAACCATACTTTAAATTCCCATCCGTGCTCATCTTGGAACGTAGCATAGTTAGTACCACGTTGTACAATCTCACCACGTACACCAGTATCTGTATGCTCTACTAGAGTACCTATACTGAACACTTCCTCATTTATGTATGCTTCACGTAGATCATTCTGAGCAAGCTTGGGAGCAATCTTCCAGAGTTCTTTTACTTCCTTCTTCTCCAGTTCGGGTGTCTCTACCTCTGGTGGTAGACCCATACCGATACGTACTTCTTTCATCAATTTCTTAACATCTTTGAATCCAGAGGGTACACCCTTAGAAAATTCTTCAATGTTACCTTCAGCAGCAAACGCACGCATCTTAGAAGCAGACATACCCTCAACACCTTCGGCATCGGGGTCTCTTTCTCCACCAGATACTACTTCAAGTTCTTCGAAGTCGTATGCAACACCATTATATTTCTCAAGAAGTCCTTTGAATTCTGATACACGATCAGAACCAACGACCATAGTAACACCAGAGTATCCTTCTTGATTTAATGTAGTTAATACATTAAAGATGTTGGACATATCAGCATCGTTAACGATTGCCTCAGAATGTTCTGAGAACATCGACTGCATAAACTGAATTTTAGATTCTGGTTCTAGTGGATTAGATTTTCTATCCACTGTACGTGATGGGTAAATCCTATAGTTATCTGCTCCTTCAGCAGCAACAGTATCGAGAAGTTTCTCGTGTCCTATAGTTGGAGGATTGAAACGTCCAAAAGTTAATGCGATATGTCCTAGTCCTTCTCCACCATTCTCTTCTTTGTGAGCATCTTCAGCAGAACCTTGTTCAGCACCTTGTTGTGCTTGTTGTGCTTCTGATTTATCAACAGCAACCAGTCTTTCACCACCAACAGACTTAGCAACTATGTTACCCTGTCTATCAGCATAGTATCCGTGACCAGCGTGCGAGAGTCCTCTTTTGGAAGCAGCTTCACCTGCTACCGTTCTGGCTTCTGATAAAAATTGACTAAGCTTCATCGCAACTTTTTTCGTTTCCGTTTATTATTTATCACCTCCACGACTTAGCAGCCGTGAAGTTAGCGCGGGAAAACTCTAGTCTATCAACTAACTTCAATGCCTTTCCTGATTTAATCGCTACAAATCCTTCGGGTGCAGTCACTTTAAACCCAGTATCAGTCTTGAGATACGTGCCAACAGACTTAACTCCATTCAACTTAGCAATAACCATCTTCTTTGCCGCAACTATATTCATATATGATGCTACAGTCATATAAACTGCACGAGAATTTACCTTTAAAAACTTTAAACCATCTGCTTTTATCTTCTGATATTTCTTCTTGGTGTTCTCTGTCTTAACTGAAGCAATTTGCTTGTCCATAATCGCTACGTAGAACCCATTGAATCCAGTAGCAACTTGCATTGCATTAGTAATAGTCTTACCACCTCTTATATAAGAGTTGAAATACTGTTTGAATAGAGCAGAGAATAAGAACCTGCCATCACCTGTACCCTTAAGAGTATCAAGGAACTTAGATGACTGCTTCAATGATCCTACTGTCTTAGATACTTGTGCTTCAAACTTAGTCTGTTCACCTGGTGTGAAGGTAGATTGCTTACTGACATCCTTCAACGTTGCAGTACCAGCAAACACAGCAGGATCTTTAGTGAAACTACCACTAACATCACCCAGTAATGCATTCATAGATCCAAGTTCAGATCCACTGTACTTGGTATGAAATACTATACCTAATGATGCACCAGCAACTTCCTTGTAAATATCAGACCCCTTCTCTACACAGTAAGTAATAGTATTAGGTGTGAATGCAATACAGTCTTTACCATCTATCTTCTTCGAAGACTTATCACCTGTACTAAACAATAGATCACCTTGTAGTACACCTTTAATATTAAGTTTGGGTAATAATTTTAAACAAGCATTCAACTTTGCTGCTAGGTCACCTTGATAACCATAGAATGCTAGATCACTTTCATTGTATATGATCTTAGGATTAGTCTTATTGAATACAGATTTAGTTCCTACAAAGAACTGTCCTGTACCAGGATCAGTACCACATACTACAGCAGGAGCACCGTCCCACTTAGTAGTAACAGTAATAGAACTCTTAGGTTCTGATAACATCTTGCCTAGTTCCTTTAAAAAGGCTACAGCATTATGTCCTCCTGTTGTACCGTCATTCAGGATGTCGTCTTCTATGTGTTCCAAGTGAGTGTTTTTAGCCATTGATCCTATTTTAACTCAGTTGCGTTAGTACGTCCAGTCACTAGTGACTTTGGATATATTCCGACACGTGCACCAGAGAACTGTTGCTCATCAACCCAGAATCCTCTGCCAAGACGATAGGTAGCAGCAAACACTGCTCTATATTCCTGACCACCCATAAACTCTCGCTTGATATCAGCAGTTTTCTGCCAAACAGTATGATCATATTCCAGATCATAACAATTCATCTCCTTCCTTTTTGGTTTAAGGTTTGCTTCACCCTGTCCTATCACGTGACAATTATTAACACCAAACTTACTATCACCTGCATCAGGTCCGAAGATTGCCATAGCAACTAACTTCTCATCATCAACATCCTTGTATGTAGGTACTTGTAAAGCATCATCTTGTATATACTGAGATGTCTGACGTAAAAAATCTATAGTTTCCTTATGTTCTGATATTTTAGTACCTGCTTGCTTAGATAGACCACCATACTGTTGGAAAGCCTTTGCACCACCTGATTTTTTATGTGATATGAATATTATATTCTCACCCTTATGATTGTGTATAGCAAAGTCTGCTTTAGGTGTTCCCTTAATCTCATTAACACCACAACAGTTATCATATGTACCAAAGGGTGTACATATAGACACTGGACCTTGTGTTTTAAACTTATCTTTTAATATCTTATCAAGTCTTGCCATAGCAACCTTCTCTGCTTTCAATCTATCCTTACCACTACCGTCACCACTAGCAGGTTTCATTACTGCTGACAATTTTAAATACCCTTCCTTCTTCCTACCATTACCAGCGATAACTTGAAACTTAGAACCATTAGCAGCAGGTTTTCCTACCTTAACTAGCTTCTGACTTAAAGCTTTAACCTTCCAACCTGCCCTACAAGTACACGTAATCTTCGTCTTATTATTATCCCAAAGCACAGCATTTTCTGCCAGAGTAAACTCTAGCTCATCGAACTTTGGATTAGAACCAATGTATTGTTCGAAGTGCTTTCTATCTTTAATTACAGCCATCTATCTTAGATAAGTTCGCCACTCTTGGTTAAAGTTATACCAACCTGTCAAAATATATTTATCTTGTGACGGAGATGTAAGTCCGTGATGTGGATGTGTCCAGTATGCTGGCCAAAATAAACACGTACCACGAGTAGGTCTAAACTTTTCTTTTTGATGAGGAAACTCTGTCTCTCCACCATCAGCAACATCATTAAGATAGATCATCCAAGCAATCATTCTTCTCTCAGCATACCCATCCATACCACCATCATTCTCACAATGGGTTTTAAAGTATCCTTGCTTGGGTAGATACTTCTGGATCTTAAAGGTAGGTGCTATAGACCACTTCTCTAGTTCATCTATGAAAGGGAACTGTGCAATGTATTGTTCACAAGTTTCCTTCAGTACCCTAGCAACAGGTGTAAAGATAAACTCATTAACTAATCTCTCTGACTTAAGGTACATCTCCTGACATAATTTCTTCTCAGGATCTACCCTAGAGTTAGCACCGAAACCAAGTTGTCCTTCAACCTGTTCATCGGTATTCTGATTGAAATAGTTAATGACAAAGGTGCACTCGTGGGGTTCAAGTGCACCTTCATTACGGTGTATAAAATTCATATGCCTCCAGACAGATTTGAACTGCCGACCTTGGCTTTACAAAAGCCCTGCACTACCGCTGTGCTATAGAGGCTCATAGTACCGTTCGTTCCCATATCCCTCTAGCGTGGTTGTTGTGCTCAACTAATTTAGTTGCCCATTTCATATCGTCAAGACTAACTTCTCTCTTTAGCCTGACACTACAGGCTATGATTTGTAATCTTAACCTGTAGTCTTTAGATAGTGTCACGTTTTCAAAGGTCTCCATCAGCACGGTTTTCGGATTTCTCAACACTGAATTCTTCATCAGGATATCTAGCAGCAAGTTTAACTGTATTACGAATAATTACTTCCTCCATACGTACACCCAATGCCATACAAGCATTAGCAGCATACCATAGGACATCACCTAACTCAATCATTAAGTGTTCTTTGTTTGCTTCGTTGTATGGTTTGCCTTGGAACTTCATCTTCTTGACGATCTCCATAAACTCACCAGACTCTGCAACTAAACCTGATGCAGCAGTATCTAACCTAGCAATGTTACATCCAGCAGTCTTAAGATCTTCATATCTCTCGATCAATTTATCATAGTTCTTAGACTCTTCACTAGTAACAAGGTCAACAAACTTAAGATAGTTATCTAAGTCTACCTCAAACTTATCACCAGGTTTCCTAGCATCGTGCTTCTTCTGCTGACGTGCTTTAACTTCCTTTGCTTTAGGAGTAGGTGGTTCACCAAATCCTTTTGGTAGATCCTTTGGGAGAGGTACCTTAGTCTTAGCAATATTCTCTTCCATATCAGTTGGCATCTGATCCTTCAGAGAAGCCTGGTCAGGGAACTCTACCTTATTCAGGTCTTTCAGAGCCTCATTGACATCAATGTTTGGTTCAGTCATACTTTAAAATCTTTAAAATTAGTTTTAGTATCTGG